CGCCGGCCATGGCCATCTGCGGCAGGTTGGCGTAGTCGAAGGGCTGCCGATATTCCTCAGCCACCCGATCCATGAACCCGCCAGCCAGTTGACTGCGGTCGTTCTGCAGGCCGATCTGTGCGTTCAGGGCCGACTGCAGGCCGGGCGCCAGCGTGGTGTTTTGCGTCCAGGTGGTGACGTTTTGACCCGTTGCGGGGTCAATCGTGTTGCCCGTCTGCCAAGACTGCCCACCAAAGGGCGTGTTGATGTTCGGCCGGTTAGCGAAGTTCTGCGCCGTCGTGGCCTTTTCCGATGCCTGAGCCTGCGCGGTAGCCGCGCCAAGGTAGTCAGGCGCTGCAGGTGCGCTGCCTTTGCCGCCCATGTCTCACTCCTTTCAGCCACCGACAGTCGTCGGCACGCATTTCAAACATCACACTGTCGATTGTCTCCGCGACCCGGCGGAACCCCAGTCGATCATTCATGGCCAGAGCCTCGTCCAGCGCCTTGGGCGTCAACCCGTAGACGGCCTCCATCCCGCAATCGATGAACGGGTAGCGAAAGGCCGCCGCCCACAGCTGCCGCGTCAGGCCGTGCTCGCCATCAAACGCGACGTGCATCCAGCAAGCGCTGTGCGTCCACGCGTTGAATCCCACGGCGCAAGCGATGGTGCCGTCGTCGCGCATTGAGGCAATCGTGCGCAAGTCAGTGCTCCACGGCAGCCGCGTGCGCCGGTTCATCCACTGCCAGATGACCGGGTACTGCTCAGGTTGATCAGTAACCAGCTTCATTCGTATGACAGGATGTTGAAGTTGTTGGAGGGTCCACCTCCACCACCGCCGCCGCCAGTCAACAGTTCCTGCGCCATCAAGTCGAACAGCATCATTTCAAAGGTGTCTTGAGCTGTCAGGTCGTCGATAGCCGGCCACATATCTTGCGTGTAGTCCGGCGTGTCAACCTCGTCAACAGCTGCCCACAAATCCTCTGCGTAATCCGGCGTGATCACATCATCAACAGGCGCGCTGGCATCTGCAGGCATTTCCTGGCGGCCGGCGTCATTCGGAGCAGGCGGCCCAACGTCAGGGCCCCACAGGTCATCGATGTAGTCAGGAACCGCCACGTTGTCATTGCTGTCCGCCTCATCAATTGGCGGCAAGTCCCTAATGATGACCTCGCCTGGATCATCGACAGCAAACGTCTCAGTTGCGTCTGGCGCAGGCGAAGCAACATCAGGGCCAAGGCTTTCAGGCACAGGCGGAACATCCAGCAACACCTCATCCAGGTCAATCTGACCCAACTCTTCCAGCGGGTCACCTAACTCAGTAATGTCGCCAATTTGATTGATCGCGTCGCGAGCAGGCTGAGAACTGCCCGGCGGACCAATTTCAATCTCGCCTTGCGGGATCTCGTCGTAGATGGGCGTGCCCAGATCGTCGGTGTAATCAGGCACCGAGTCATCGTCAAAAAGCGGAGGCGGACCAACGTCAGGTCCAGGGCCTTCAAACACCGGCGCAGGGGGGACATCCAGCAGCACTTCAACCAAATCAATCTCACCCAGCTCATCAAGTGGGTCACCTACCTGCGTGATGTCGCCAATCTCGTCTATAGCGTCGCGCGCCGGTTGAGAACTGCCAGGCGGCCCGATCTCAATTTCACCTTCAGGTATTTCGTCGTACTGAGTCTCAGGTGGCGGGGTTTCCGGCAGCTCAATCTCTGGGATTGGCAACTCAATGTCATCCAACTCGTCCAGCGGGTCACCTACCTCCGTGATGTCGCCAATCTGGTCTATCGCGTCGCGCGCGGGCTGAGAACTTCCGGGCGGCCCGATTGGGATCTCACCTTCAGGTATCTCGTCATATTCAGGAGGCTCTGGCGGCCCAACGAAATCGTCAGGCATGGGCCCAACGAAATCGTCAGGCATGGGGCCGACAAAGTCGCTGCCGTCATCAGGAAGCAGAGGCGGCAAATCGACAACATTCACCGGGTCGGGGTCAGGCACCGGGAAGGGTTCAGCGACAGGCGCCGGGGGGCCTACAAAGAGGTCGTCAGGCGCGGGCGGCCCTACAAAGAGGTCATCAGGCGCGGGCGGCCCTACAAAGAGGTCATCAGGAGCAGGTGGTCCCACAAACAGGTCGTCAGGAGCAGGTGGTCCCACAAACAGGTCGTCAGGAGCAGGTGGTCCCACAAACAGGTCGTCAGGCGCCGGGGGGCCTGGCGGGGAAATTGGCGGGAGCGGCGCCGGCGCCGGCATGGGCGCGGGGCCAGGGCCAATTACGATCGGATCACCTCCACCACTTGGGGGCGGCGCCGGCGTTGGTGATGGCGCTGGCGCAGGCGGAGCCGTAGGCCACGTGAACGCGGGGGGGTTATTGGCAAGCCCAGTGCGCGGCCCGCGCAAGAAGTTAATGGTCAGCGCGCTGTTGGGTTGATTGGGCAACAGAGTCACGCCCGGGTTGTTGCTGGTGAACCCAGGCGAAGCCGCCCGCAGAGATTCAATCAGCGCGCTCTGGTAAGGAACAGGAGCAGTCGCCATTACATCACCCCACCGATTTCACTGAGCACGTGCGCCGACAAAAACGCAGTGCCCGGCAAGCCGCGCAGCTTCATGCGCAGCGATCCGTAATACCCCAGCGCGGCCGTGCCGAACCAGCCTTCGTAGCTGTTGTTGGTCAGCCAAACGGCCTGGCTCCATACTCCGGTGTCCCACACTGAGGCCCCCGGGTCAGAGAAAGCCGGCGATCCCGCGGTGTCGTTGAAGGCGTACTGCGTGTTGATCGTCAGCTGGGCGCTCGGCGCCGCCGGCCCGAAGAAGATAGGCCGGGCCAGGCTGAACTTCTTCAACTGCCCCGGCGTGCCAAACGCGTTGAAGGCGCACTGCACCTCGCCCAGCACGTAGGTGCCGCCAGTGCTGTCGATCGCCAAGCCGTCCAAGTCTCCGGACAGACCCTTGCAAGTCGTGCCATTGGCCTGGCCGAAATACAGCTCGCCGTTGATCACCGCCGCGCTGCGGATGGGCATGCCCTCAAAGCTGCACCAGGCGCCCGTGGTGACGTTCATGGCGAACTGCCGGTAGACGTCGCCATCCACGGGCAACGAGATGACCAGCACGTCAGAAGACGGCACGACAAAGACGTTCCAGAACTTCTCATCGCGCAGGCTGCGCACCAGGGGCGCGAAGACCGTCTGGATCTTGGCCGCGGGGCCGACGTTCTGGTTGTCGGCACTGAACTGGCCCGTGAACAGGCGCGACATCGGCACCAGGCCGAGCTGCGAGACGATCATCACGTCGCCGCCGAACGTGGTGAAGTACCGACCGTGCAGCGGCACCGGGCCCACGTACCAGACCCCCTTGAGCTCAAACGTGGTTGCGCTGGTGGGGTCGGTGCCTTGCCACACGCCCACATCGCCCTCGGTGCCGATCACCACCAGGTAGTCGTCCACCGAGATGCCGGCGTCGTTGGTCCAGTTGACCATGGCCGACACGTAGCCGCCGTTGCGCAGCAGTGAGCCCATGGGGAACGACGTCACCGTGCCGGTGATCGCGTCCACCGCGTTCATGTAGTAGACGTTGGGGCTGTCCGCGAACGTGAACCAGACGCGGCGCTTCCAGACCATCACCGTGCGCACCGAGGTGGTCATGCCTGTGACGGTGCCGGTGCGGTTGACCCAGCCGCTGGTGGTGCTGTAGGTCCAGTAGCCCGCGCCAGGCGAGACGGCCAGCAGGAAGGTGTCAGCCGCGGTCGAGAACTGCGTCGTCCACCACTCGTCGTCGGTGCTGCCGGTGCCCGTGACAGCCACCGTCGGCGTGCCGCCCGCGGTGACGTCGTAGATGTTGCCGTTGGCGGCCATGAACACCTTGTCATTGGCCGAGCTTGGCGCCTTGTACGAGAACACCGCCTCCACCGACTGCGGCACGCTGGCCACCTCGACGGCGTCGGCAAACTCGGCCCAACCGCGGCGCAGCTCCACGCCCTGCTGCCCCGGGATCAGGTTGGTCAGCACCAGCGCGTCGCGCGGGTCCATGGCGCTGATCGGGTCGCGGTAGTTCAGGCCGCCCACCGGCGCCGGGATGATCGCGGACTGCGACACCTGCGAGGCGGCCGCCCTTCGCGGCACCTTGAAGGGCTTCAGCGGCACCAGAGGCACGTCAGGCCCCCATGCCCGTGTCAGGCGTATTGATCAGCGGCTGGATGTAGGGGAAGCGGAAGTCCCGCGCCATGCTGAGCACCGGAGCGCCCTTCTCGGCGCCCTTGCGGTTCTCGAAGCTCACCTGGAAGTCGCGCATGGCCGCCGAGCTGTCCAGGCCCTTCATCTCGAGCCACTTCACGCGGGTGTACAGCGTCACCAGCGTCGGGTCGAGCAGGGTCACGTCGCCGTTCTTGGTGACGCGGTTCTTGTACAGCGTGCTGTCGTCCTGATCGCGGACCCAGGCCTGCGACAGGTAGAAGACGTTCATCGTCTGCGGTGCAGACGGCGGCGCCAGGACGTAGATCTTGTTGTCGCGCACCTGCCAGTAGAACGACAGCGTGGGCAGCGTCGTGCGGATCAGCAGCTGCTGCCACATCTGCGGCGACACCGGCCCCAGCGACGGGAACTGCGTCGTCGCGTTCCAGTTGGTCTGGTCGATCCAGTCGAAGAAGTCCTCCGGCAGGTCGAAGGCTTTCTCCTTCTGCCCGCTGGTGTCTTGCTGGATCGGGATCTGGTAGTTCTTGACCAGCTCCTGCCAGTCGTACATGGACAGCAACTCGATGCCGGACATGTTGACGGCCTGCACCATCTGCTGCACCGCGGGGTCGGTGCTGCCGGCAGGATCAGACGGGGTGGGGAAGGCCACCATCCCGGCCACGTTCTGGACGATGGCCGAGAGGGTTGACTCGTTGACGATCTGGAAGGCCATCCCCTACCCTTCCTCAGGCTGCGAGCGGCTCCGCGGCCACGGCGCGCTTGCCGGGCTTGGCCTGGGCCTGCAGGGCCTGGACCATCGTGCGCAGGTTCTCGATCTCGGCGTCGCGCTTCTGCAGCTCGGCGTTCATGCGCTCGATGGGGGCGTTGTTGGCCGCCACCTCCATGAAGGCCTTGGCGCGCTGCTTGTCAGCCTGGAAGGACATGAACTTCTGCCCCAGGTTGTCAGGCGCGTCGGCCAGCTGCTCCACCGTGACGATCTTGAAGTACTTGTACTCCTCGACCTTCGACGGCGTCATGCCAGGCAGCGCCGTCAGCGGCGTGCCCACCACCGCGTCCTGCTGGCCGGCCTTCCACTTCTGGTAGCGGTCAGCGAAGCGCTGCGCGTCCTGGGAAGTGACCTCGCGGTGAATCACCGAGGT